TCTGGCGGACCAGGAAGGGATAGACCGCACTGCCGACCCTGCCCGCATTGCCCGGTTCAAAGCCAAGTCCGAGGAACGCCAAAGACAGGCCGAAATCCGATCCTGCGATTTGGCAGAACGGGGTATCTCGCAGGCGTTACGGATCTGGCGGGCCTCCTATACCAACCACCCGGGCCTGGCAGCCTATCTGGAACGCGGCCGGGGCATCCGTATAGGCGCGCTAGGCGGCCTGCCTCCAACCCTGCGCTATCACCCGGATTTGCCTTACTATGAGGGCAACGGCGGTGACCGCCCCCGGATCACCCATCGCGGCCCCACCATGGTGGGCTTTATCGGGCGCCAGCGCTTGGTGGGCGTGCATCTGACCTGGATTGACCCCATTGACCCGGCACGCGGCCGTGCCCGCTTTGATGATGGCTCCAAGGTGCCAAAGAAGCTCAAAGGCCGCACCGGCGCAATCTGGGGCCAGCCAGTGGTCCTTTCGAACCCCTATTGCCCCCTGGTGGTGGTTGGTGAGGGCATTGAAACCACTCTTGCGGTGCTTGCCGCCACCCGCTTCCGCAATCCTGGCTTCAAGGCCCGTGTTGAGGCTGCCCTGTCGCTTGGTGCCCTATGTGGGCCAGAAGCCAAGACCGGCGCCCGCCGGGGCAAGTCACAGCGCACAGGAAAGCCCTTACCGTCATCGGTGCCAGATCTGGAAAGCCCGCGCCCTGGCTGGCTTCCACCTGCTGGCATCACCCGCGCCACCATCCTTGCAGACCCCAGCAGCAAATGCCCCGACACCGCCCGCCTGCACGCAACCCGCGCCGAGGCCAAACTGGCCCACCACTGCGCACAGGGCGCACGGCTGGCCATCCCAAGAGGCCACTGGGACCACGACAGTGATTTTGCAGACCTCGCCAAGACTGGAGAACTCTATGTTTAACATGACACTAGCCGAGCGGCTTGAACTGGAAATGAATGATGAAGACAATGCAGCCCGCATCTTGTCGGCCTATGGCGAAGATCTGCTTTTTGTGTCCGGCAAAGGCTGGGCCGTCTGGGACGGCACCCGTTATTCGTTTCGTTCCGGTCCCCTTGCTGCCCGCGAGGTCGGTCACAAGCTTCGCCGCCTGGTTCTGGAAGAAGCCGACTACCTGCAACGGACCATTGATCCCTCTCAGGAAGAGATCGAGGAGTTCATTGAGGAAATGGCCCGCAAACGGCCGCCAGTCATTGTCCGCTCGAATGAGGACGCCTGTCGCAGGATGGGCTTTGCTGCTGCCTCCAAGCTCCGACAACATGCAACCAGATGTGGCAACGCAACTCGGGTCAAGAACGCATTGGAGACCTGTGAGCACCAGCGCCGGGCCGAGGTGGAAGACCTGGACAATGATCCGTGGTCCCTCACCCTCCCCAATGGCGAACTTGATCTACGCGCTGTTACCAACTGGAAACAAAAGAAAGATGCAACACAAGCGGAGGTCATCGCTAGCAAGTTGGAATGGTTAGAACCGACCGATCGCACAAAGCTTCCTACCAAATGCCTCGGCGTCAAATTTGACCCGGCGGCGACCTGCCCGCAGTGGGACGCCTTTATGAAACTCATCATTCCAAACGATGAGGTCCGCTACTGCACTAAGACGGTGTTTGGCGCGATCCTGTTTGGTGAAAACCGGGCGCAGATCTGCGTTTTCCTGCGTGGTCCGGGTGGCAACGGCAAGTCCACACTGCTGAACACTCTGATGCACATTCTGGGCCGCCGTGACGGCTATGCGGCCACCTGCAAGGTGGAAATGTTCCTGGACACCGGCCAGCAAAGCCCATCAAGTGCAAACCCCGAAGAGGTGGATCTTCCAGGCGCCCGCGCCTTCATCGCAACCGAACCCGGTGCGCGGGACGTCCTCAGCATGAAGAAAATCAAAGGTCTGACCGGCGGTGACCGGCGTATGAGCCGGGGTAACTTCAAAGACCCGTTTTTCTGGACGCCTAACGGAATCCCCATCATCTCTTGCAACCGCACCCCTAAGATCAAGGATGAAGACCCAGGCACCAAACGGCGGCTTGTCTTCATTCCCTTTGACGTCAATCTGCGCGCGCTGCCCAAGGCACAACAGCGCGCGCAAAGCGAAGTTGAGGCTATGTTGCGCGCCGAAGGCTCAGGCATTCTGAACTGGCTAATTGAGGGCTTTCAGACCTTCATGGCTGGGCCGCCAGAGATCCAATTGCCCGCACCGATGCAGCGTCTCAAGGACCAGCTTATGGAAGCGGCCGACCCGGTGGGTGTATTCCTGGAAGAAACGACCACCAAGGACACCAAGGCCCGTCTGGGGGTCAGTGATTTCTACAAGGTGCTAGAGGTCTGGTGCGAGCAAGAGGGACGCCAACTATACCAGATGAAAACCGTGGGCGATGTATTGGTGGAAAAGGGATTTGAACGCTACCCCTACAACGGCCGCTCACACTGGCGCGGAATCCGTTGGGCACCCGAGGCCGCCGACCTCGTGGAACAAGCCACCGGCACCCGCCCCCCAGATGCCCCTCCGGCCCAAAAACCGCCGAAGTTTTGATGCCGCTCGCGCTTCATTTTCATCCCCGCGCCCCCGTGAAGTTGGTGAGCCAATCTCACCAAAAGGCCCAAATAGAGGGAAGATTAAGCGGCCCCCGCCGTTGTCCGGCGGGGAAGGAATAAGGAAAACGGCGCAAAACCTAAAAAAACGCTTCACTAAGCTCACCAATACCTCACCAGATTTTCCATATCTAACCTATTGAAAATAATAGATGTGGTGAGGTTAGTGAAGATGGTGAAGTAGCGCCTTATACATAAAAATCCTTGTACAGGTTTTTTTTGGAAAGAAATGGGCCAGTGTCACTGGCCTCACCAAGGAAAGGACTGACCCATGGCCCGTAAGCGCAAAACCCGTCCGACTCCCAAAGTCACCCTGCCCCCCTTTACCTGGGATACCCGCGCCAAATTGCCGGATGGCACAGAGGCCCGGCTGGCCAGACCAAGCATTGAACAGGCCGAGGTTGAAACCGGAGCAAGCCAGGGCGCCGATGGCCAGGTGGTTCTAAACCGGGCACGGGTCTGGCGGGTCAAAACGCCCTCCACCCTGCGCATCCTCAACCCGGCATCGCGCGCCGCAGTTTTGGACTATGCCGAAGTGTTCGAGACCGTGCATTCATCGGGCGGCACCAGTGACCCAACGAGCGGCACGGGTGGCCCTGCCGCACGAGGCCCAAACCTTCGCGCCCTCACCGCCGCAACCCGCCTGCGCCAGATGCACGCGGCACTTGCCGATGGTGAACTGGTCGTGCCGCTAAAAGACGCCCGCAGCCTCCGTCGCTCAGATGGTCTGGCCAGGGTGAGTTTTCGCCAACTTGTCCAGTGGGTGGCTGTGGATGAGCTAAGCCGGGCCGAGATCCTACGCAAGGCCGGTGCCGCCGCATCAAATGAGACCGCGCAGGATGCCGTCACCCTGGCCATAGTTGAATTGGCGCAATGCCTAGTCCTGTGTTGCGGCTACAACCAGACAGCGACCCCATGCACAAATTCGCGCAACAGCCCGAATCTCTGATGTAAAACCCTCGGCATCGTCAAAGAGCTGCGTGAGGGTCCCCGTACTTAAAAAAAACGTTCCCCCACCCACCGAAGAGAGATGGATTGTTCCGTCAAACGCATATAGCGATATTCGCAAAGCTAGGTGAATGGAACAGAGAGGCTATTCATCTGGATAGCTCACACGGTAATCCTATCCTTCACTCAGAACGCAATTTTGACGTGCCAAAAAACTAACCAACTCATGCCAAGTTTGGTCGAAAAACATCCTCAACATTGGACAATGTTACTTCATGCGGAGAAAACGGGAAGATCAATTGTATGCTTATCGACAGCATTTTGATTAAAGCCCAAAGAGGAGTAACGTGGCGCGATATCCCGAACGGTTAGGTTTACGCTTTTTTTCATCCCAGATGTCGGCTGCATGCCCTCATTTAAAAGCATTCTGACTTGCCAGTCCTTAACCCCAGTTAGCCCCTTGTGCATCTTTGACACAAATGCCTCAAGCGTAGGTTTTTCTTCAAGAACGGGATTTATGAAAGAAGGGAGTTCGCTGGCAACAGCCCAATCCCCCTGGAATTTCCCGACAATAAATGTTAAGCCAAAAGATCCAGCGCGATACCAATGAGGTGCAATGTCATCACTATTAATACCTTTTGAAACAAAATGCTCTACAATCTTTCGGCGATACATGTCTGCCAGCTCGCTAATCAACTTGCTAGTTTCGTATCCGTTGCCAAGACTGCCTTTTATTGCTTCTTCCACCCCATTCAAAAATTCTGACTTTGCTTTATGCATCGAGTGCCCATCTTCAACAAAGCTCTCGAATAGATCAAACCTATCGTAAGGGAAACGCTTCGGCATACTGATGATTTCATGACTTGAGGGGCCAAATGCTTCGGCTTCCGCAGCATCTGGTAAATCGAGAAGATCTTCAAAAGCTCTTCCGAGCGACGTTTCTGCGGTTACAGCCTGCCCGGTTGAAGCGGAAAGGCAAAGGGCAAAATTGTAATGATATGCTTGACACCCTATCGACATCATTTGTTCAGTGACAGAACGATTTAGTTCACCTGCTCGCTCACGCTGGAGCAGTTCTTCCTCAAGTGCCGACCGAGGCGCAGTCGAATAGGCTTCGTTTTCTTGGATATCCCCCATCAAATCATCGAAGTAAGTTTTCGAGATGCCGACGACTCCCAAGTCTGGCAAACTTTTATCTGCAATTCTCTCAAAAATCTTTCGAAACCCCGCATCCATTTGAAACGCAGGAAAAGCAGTGTGACTACCGTGAATAGCGATGCTCTTACCAAGGTTTCTCAGACTTGGTTTAAGGTCAGTTTCCCAGTCACTTTGAGCAACTAACTTTTGAGAGGTGTTAACTCTTTGTGCGGCTAAACGTTCAGGAAGAGAAGCGAAGGCATCAGCATCAAAGCTTGAAAGCTTAGTAATAACCTTTGCAAAGTGGCTACGTAACATACCTCGTAACATGCTGCCTTCAGACAAAGCTTGCTTAAACCCATCACCTGCGAAAATGTACCCGTCATTTATCAATAAGTTCTGACCAAAAAGTGCATGCTTCGCCAAATTTCGGGAAAAAAAAGTGTGATCTTGGCCTATACGAGGTTCATACCTTTGAACAACGTCATCTAGTAATCCAGCATAAGTATACATTTTCAACTCCGCAGAAATTAATATAAAAATCACCCTGAATCAAGGGTGGGAAATAAAGGATGCCAGGCTCTCGCCCCCCTCATGAATTATCCATTCCACCCCAACGCTTCGCCAGGTTTTAAGTATTCCAAATTTTGCAACTTATTCAGCATCGAAACCAAGTTTCTATGTTGAGCGAAGTCTTAGTATATCCGCTATTTAAAGGTCGTCTAGGGCTTCTTTTGAATAGCAGAACCATGTCAGCAGAGTGGACCGCATCAGGTGCGAGATCGAAAATGTTGGAAAGGGTGTGGGCAGTTGAACCGGGAAAAATCATTGTGATGAAGACACCAGCAGAACTACTTCGTAAAATCTGTTATTCATAGGTCTCAACCAGCCATGCGAATGAGCCTCTCCTCCAACTTGCGCGATGTTGAACGCGACCTGTCCGACTCCGCCCGCCAACAACTCCCCTTTGCCACCTCGGTTGCCCTCAATGACACCGGCAAGGACCTGATAGAACTAAACAAGCGGCATATGCGGCGGGCCTTTCACAATCCGACCCGCTGGACACTTAACGCCTTTCACTTTCGCCGCGCCACCAAGCGCCGGTTTCAAATCAAGATCCAGCGTAAATTCGCTGCCGCGCGCAAGGACTATCTGTTGCGCCAGGTTGAGGGCGGGCCAAGGCACAAGACCGGGCTGGAACGGCTGCTGAATGCCCGCTTAGGTGCAGGTTATGTGGTGCCAACCAAGCATGCCCGCAAGAACAAGCACGGCAATGTCTCGCCGGGCCAGATCCAAAGAGTTCTGTCCGGCCTCAAGGCCCAGAGCGATGCAGCCCAGAATGAGACCAAGGCCTCTGGCGCGCGCAAGCGCCGCTCAAATGCTGCGCGATACTTCTCGCCACGGGCTGGCGGGCGGCTGACGCCGGGCATCTATGAGCGCAAGGGGCGCAAAGCCCCCAAAAAGATCTTTGCCTTCACTGACAAGGCCCCCACCTATCGCAAAGCGTTCAAGTTCTATCCGAAAATGAACGCCGCAGCGGGTCGCCGCTTTCCCCGCCACTTCTATCGCGCCCTGGCCAAGGCCTTCGCCACCCGCCGCCGCTAGGCCCTCCAAATACAATCGCGGGTCCTTCTGGCGCCCTGCCACGTGGGTATATTCGCACCCCGTTGTTTTGGGCGGTGGGGGATTTCCGAGGGGTGGCTTTTTGGATTGGGGTTGTTGTTATGCAAGACGCTGAAACACCACCGGTCCCAGAGATGCCGCCGCTGGCTGGCGAGGACCGGGCGCTGGTGGCAAAATATCCGATGCCAAAAGGGGTGCCGGATGCCGAGGTGAACAAGAACCTGTTAGGCGCGGCGCTGGATGTATCCACCACCACCATCGACAAATGGTTGGTGCTGCCGGAGGCCGAGCGCATCCCCTTTGTGGAGCGCGGCACCAATGGCCGGTCCTATGTGTTCCGGCTGTCCGTCGCCTATGCTTGGCGCATGGCCCGAGATGCTCAGGACGCAGCCACCCGGCAACATGCCGAGGACGCCACCGCGCAACTGCGTATGGAATTGCTGGGCGGATCTATTCAGGATCTTGGCCGGGCTGCTCTGTCACCCAAAGAACAAGAGCAAGCTTTGAAGGTCGAAAAGGAATGGATACTTGCCGCCGCCGCGCGCCGGGAATTCCTCCGGGCCAGCGATGTGGCACAGGCTTTTGAGGCGTCTTTTGTGGCGATCCGAGACGGGCTTGACGCGGCCCCGGACCGATTGGCCCGTGAATTGAACCTGCCCCCGGCGGCGGTGGAGGTCATCCAGGAAATTCTTGACGATGTTCTGCACGGCGCGCGTACAGGTGTTGATGAGGGCTTGCTTTCTATGGGACCTTAGAGATTTCACTACCTGACTACTGGTCACAATTTTTCCGAGAATATAAGGCTGGCTTTTCGACGTCCTTTGTTCCGCCGACAATGGAGCTACCTAGGCCGCCCATCCTCAAGCCTTTGAAAAACAATGACTTTGAAAACATATATGCAGGAACGAACACAAAGGCCGCATAGCAAAAAATCCAACCTAAAAAGGTGATAAAGAACTCAATAGTCAAAGATACGTCGGTGATTTCATAGAGACACCATAGCGCCCAAAATATATTTACAATCCAAAAAATAACAAATGAAACAACAACATACCCATTTATCTTTGTCACGCTATAAGGCTCAAGACCATCGAATTTTCTAATCGGATAAACTTGGTAAAGATTTTGACCCAGCTTCTCTCCCAGTATGTCCACATGCCTTTCCCAATTATCTTGCCAAAACTTCGCTCCTTCAATTAGTAAATACCAGAGCCAAGCAACAGTTAGAGCCAGTGTCGAAGTAAGTAGGATTGAAATCAAGGTTGAAGATGAGGGGGATGTGGAAATAACGATGGATGGATTGAAAAAATCTAGCTTTATCCTGACGTCTCCTCCAGACTTCAAAAACAAAACGATACCAATAAGTGCAGCCTGCATCGCCCAAATGTAGGCAGTTCTTTTCCAATATAGCTCGATTTCAAATTCACGAATTCTATGCGCGGTTTTGTATGCTTCTTCTAAGCCAGCTTTATCACGCTCTTCGACCCCTATTGCCAGAAAGTATAGACGTTTAAAATCGGCTGAAAACATTTGAGATCCTAAGTGTGTATCGTATGAAGTAATGAAGGCAAAAGGCTGGATCTCAATCACACATACACCCTTTAATTTCAAGGTGCCCCATGCTGCAAAACGATGCCCCCGAATACAGGGAGGGCGCGCCCCTTCCTGGCTTTCGGCCGGTATCGGACGCGATCCGCGCGGCCCTGCCTGCGCTTTCTCCGCCGTCTCGGATTTCTGTCTCAAAGGCCGCCACTCGCCGCAAGGTGAACGCTGGCGGCCATTGGACGTTTTGGGACAATGCGGTGGCGCCCTACATGGTGGAGCCACAGGACACGACCATGTCCCGCCGATTTGAATCGGTGGTCTTTGTTGGCCCGGCGCGGTCTTCAAAGACGGAAAGTCTCATCATCAACCCTTGGGCGCATTCGGTGCTGACCTATCCGCGCTTGGTGTCGATTTTCTACATGTCCCAGGCAGCGGCGCGCGAATGGTCTGTGCAAGAGTTAAAACAGATCATCAAGAATTCGCCAGAACTGCGGGACGCGCTGCGGCTGGATAACACCCATGAGAAAACCTTTACCGGCGGCGGCCGCCTAACCCTGGATTGGCCGGTGGACAATAAGCTGTCCGGCCGCTCAATCCCTTTGGTCCTGATGGCGGACTATGACCAAAAGGCCTATCAGGATGTAGAGGGCCAAGGCCCAGCATTTGACCTGGGCCGCAAGCGTCATACCCAAGCCGGGTCGCGCGGTATGAATGTTGCCGAGTCCTCGCCCCGCTTTCCCATCCTGGATGAAAACTGGCAGGTCAAAACGCCCCATGAGGCGCCGCCCTGCGAGGGGATTTTAGGCATCTACAACACCGGCACCCGTGGCCGGTTGTACTGGCGTTGCCCGGATTGCCAGGGAGAGTTCCAACCTACGTTTGAGCGGATTGGCTATCCCAAAGAAGGCAGCCCCGCCGAGCGCGGCAAGGGCGCCTATATGTCCTGCCTGCATTGTGGCAGCGTGATTGAACCGCATCAAAAGGCCGAGCTGAACCGGACCGCGCGCTGGCTGCATGAAAGCCAAGACGGTGACCTGGTGCCGCTGGGTGATGAGGTCCGGGAAACCCCCGTGGCCTCCTACTGGATGGAAGGCCCGGCGGCGGCGCTGGCGCCCTGGTCCCAGATTGTGACCCGCGTTCTTGAAGGGGAGGAAGAACTGGCCCGGACCGGTAATGAAAAACCTCTGCAAGCCGCCATAAATCTGGACGTTGGGCGCCCCTATCGCCCCCGCGCTTTGAATGATGCGGCGTCCATTTCTGAAAAAGCCCTGCGCGACACCATGACGGATCATGCCTGGAAAGTGGCGCCTGCTGAAACCCGGTTTATCCTGATCGCGGTGGACGTCCAGGGCGGCCGGTTTGTGGTTCAGGTCATGGCCCATTTGGCCCATGGGGAGCGGGTGTTGATTGATCGCTTTGACATTCACCAGCCCCCCAAGACCGCGCCCCGCGCCGCAGATCGCCAGCTTGACCCGGCGAAATACGGGGAAGACTGGGACGCTCTGCTTGATCTTATGGAGCTATCCTATCCGGTGGCCAATGCAGATCACCGCTTAAAGGCGCTGTCTGTCATTTGCGATGCCGGGGGCAAGGCGGGCGTCACCCCGCGCGCCTATAACTTCTGGCGCAAGACCCGCAAGAGCCACCCGCGCCGGTTCCACCTGGTGCGCGGTGTTGGTGGCGACAACAAAAAGCGGGCCGAGGTCAAGGCGCCGGAAACCTCGCACCAGGGCCGCAAGAAAGCGGCGCGGGATATTCTGTTGGTGCGGGCCGGAACGGATCGGCTGAAAGATGAGATCGCCGCCAGCCTCAACCGTGAAGACGTTGGCGCCAGCGCTATCCATATTCCCAAGGGCGCGCCTGCCGAGATCCCGGCCGAACTGGCAGCGGAACGCCGCATAAAGACAGGCTGGGAACCCCGGCCCGGTGTCAAACGCAATGAGGCCCTGGACCTCGCCGTCTATGACCTCGCGCTGGCCATTGTGCTGGGGGTGGAAAAAATCGACTGGACCCAGCCCAAAGCCTGCCCAGCCTGGGCCGTGATCGGGCCGGAAAACTCCTTTGCTGTGGTGGATCTGGACACAGACCAAGACCTAGCGGCCGAGGTCACCACCCCAACCAAACCGACTAAACTCAAAAAACGCCGGGGCAAAAAACGCCGGGGCCGCTCCTTTGATGGTTGGTCCTAACCCCAGCCCGTTCTCTGCCAACGCACTCACAATTCACTCTAACGATAGGAGGCCGCGTCATGCAGTCGCCCAAAGATATTGCGCTTGAAATTGTCCGCCGCGAGGGGAGCTTTGTGAATGATCGTGACGACCCCGGCGGGGCCACCAATCGCGGGGTGACAATTCACACCATGCGCCGCCTCGGTCTGGATCTGGATGGCGATGGCGACGTGGATGTGGCAGACGTCAAACTGGTCTCGGTGGATCTGGCGGTGGATATTTATCTGCGCCACTACTTCCACCGCCCCAAGATTGCGCAACTGCCGGAACCGATCCAGGCCAGCGTCTTTGATATGTACGTCAACGCCGGGTCCAATGCGGTCAAGATCCTGCAACGGCTAATCAATGAAACCGGAACTACGGACGCGGATCTGGCGGTGGACGGTGGCCTTGGCCCCCTGACCATTTCCGCCGTGACCCGTGCCCATGATCAAATGGGCGCTTTCCTTGTGGATGCCTACGGCATTGCCCGGCGCGATTACTATTATTCGCTGGCGGATCGGCGCGCCAAGTCTCGCAAATATGCCCGCCGCCGAGACGGTGGCAAAGGCGGCTGGATCACCCGCGCCGAAGATTTCATTCGCCCCCGTTATCACCTGACAGACGCCGACCACCGCGCAAGGTGCGCCGCCTGGGGCTGATCTGTGACCGACCCCTGCGACGATTGGGCCGCCGCTCTTGGCGGCCTGCCAACTCCCCCGAAAATGAGGCCTGAAAATGAAGCTGCTCAAACTGCTGTTTGGCGGTGGCGCCAACGTCTTGCGCGATACCGTGGAAGTGTTCCGCCCCAATGCCGAGGCCAGCGCCTCACGCGCCTTCGATCTGGACTCCGCCACCTTGGCGCAGCTCTCAAGTGAGTTTCACCAGCCCCAGAACCGCACCTGGTTTGACGCGCTGGTGGATGGCCTCAACCGATTGCCGCGCCCGGTGATGGTCATCACGGTTTTTGGTCTGCTGATCTGGACGGCAATTGACCCAATCCGCATGGCCGAGGTCTTCACCGCCTGGGCCATTATCCCGGTGGGCCTCTGGACCATCATTGGCGTGATTGTGTCGTTTTTCTTTGGCGGCCGTGCCCAGATCAAGAGCCATGATTTCCAGCGCGAATTCGCCGCCACCTTGGCCAGTGCGCCGCAAGTGGTGGCAAACCTGCAAGCCATTCAAGGCCTGCGCGATGAGGTCGCGGAAACACCCCAGCCCAGCAACCCGGCGCTGCAAGATTGGAGGGCCGAGCATGACTAAGCTGTTTCAGATTTCCGCGCTCGCGCTGATCGCTGGCCTTTTGGTCTGGATCTTTTGGCCGCCCTCAGATCCGCCGCCCTCTCTCCCTTCACCGCCGTCACAGCTCGCCCCGGAAACCTCACTCCGCCCTAAGGCCCGCGCCTGCGCCGGGACGGTGACCAACAACCCCGCAATCTTGGAATGGCGAAATTCCCAGGGTTGCCCCGATTAAGGGGGCACTATGACTGACAACGCATTTACACCAGCGCAGGGCGTTCCCTCCAATCTGGTGGCCGGTGATCTGTGGACCTGGCGCCTAGATGAATTCGCCGCCCTTTATCCCTCGGACACCTATGGGCTGGCCTATTCCATAGCGCCAAAATCAGGCGGTGCGCCCACCACGGCCCCGGCGGTTGCGGATGCCGATGGCTGGGTGGTCTCAGTCTTGCCCGCCATCACTACAACTCTCGCCCCGGCGGCCTATGCCTGGACGCTCTTTGCCACCCGGACCTCGGACGGTGCGCGGGTCTCCATTCGCTGCGGTGACTTCACCGTCTCACCAGATCCAAGCCAGTCCAATGACACCCGCAGCCAGGCGCAAAGGTTGCTAGATGCGGTCAACGCCGTCTTAGAAGGCCGCGCCACCAAGGATGTTGAGGCCTATTCGATTGAAGGGCGGTCTTTGACCCGTACCCCGT